TGAAGACTGATGATATCATCGACGTAACGCAGACACTGACCCTAGTACATGCCCAAGATTCTTTTACAAAGTCGGTAGAGTTTTTAACTCAGATGGATAAGTTGCTAAGGGCAGGTTATGGTAAGGGTTGGAACGAATTTTATTCTTGGGATGGTGCAGCAAAAGCTATGACTTCTAAGCAATATAGGGAGTTAGAAGCACAAGCCGTAGATAAAACACTTGAAGGCATCTTCTCTAAATCTTACAAAAGCAGAACACCACTTGGTGAAATTGCAGGTGTAATTGAAGATGCTAGAAGTTTGCCAGGTATTGGTTTGCTTGTACCTTTTGGTAGATTCTTTAACAATACTGTCGCTTTTACTGGGAGAAATGCCCCAGGTTTAAACATAGTTATGGCTGGTACTAAAAATTTAGACATGCCTCTGGATGAAGCTATCGTCAGATCTGCTGTAGTAGGGGGGCTTGTTTGGTCTCTGTCAGATGTTGAAGGTGAGAATATAGATAATGGACTTCCTTTATACGCCACAACAGACCCACTAACAGGTGAGGTTATTAACCAAAGGTATGACTATCCTATATCACTGTTTAAAGGTGTTGCTAGATGGGTAGCGTATGCTCGCAGAGGTGAAGCTATGCCAGCAGCTGAAGCAACTATGCTAGTTGAAGACTTCAGTCTTGGTGGGCTTACAAGAAACTTAACAAAGACTCAAAGAGATCTTATAACACCACTCAAAGATATGTTTGATCCAGAGACAAGGGACTTATGGAGAGCTACAGAACAACTCTTTTCAAGCTCTGTATTCACACAACCTGCATCAGCAATACTAAGACCTCTCGAACCCATCAACTTAGGTGTAGGTATTTTGCGGAAAGAAGAAGCAAGACCTATCGACCGTTATCAAAATAACAAAGGTGTTAATGATGCATTAAGATATGTTGATAATGTCGTAGCTTTATTCAGAGGTGAACCACTAGCAGAGACACTTGAACAAGCGGCAACAGGTCCAGCTGATATCAATAGTACAAAGATGTTTGGTATACGTACCATACGACTGACAGATACTCAACGTGTAATGAACATGGCGGGTCTCGATGCTTTTGATTATAATGCTGCAAGAAAGGTCAGACTTCAATCACCTCAAGCTGCGAACAGATACAACGGAATATTGTTTGATGTAATGGAAGCAGAGGCTGGACTTCTGGTTAAGAACAAATGGTTCAGAGGTCTAGATCAAGAGAGTAAGAAGATTGCTTGGACAAAGAGGGTAGAGAAAGCTAAGGAACTTGCAAAGACTTTTCTGTATCTACAGTACTCTGGTCCACTAGATACAATAGATCTGCAGTACGAAATAACAAGTGGTAACTCACCAAAAGAAATTAAGAAGGCTTTGGGAGAGCTAGAATCTTTAGAGAATGACTTTGAGAATCTTACTAGAGCGGAGTTAGAAGTTCTCAGAGCTTACCTCTCAATCAAGGATGACTTGAAAGAGTTGGAGGTTTATACAAAACAATATGAATAAGGGGGCATCAAGCCCCCCTCTTTTTATGTATCATCATCTAACATATAATCTGCCCAATCATATGCTTGCCGCTTTATTTCTCGCATATCGTTACTCGACCTAGCCCCTGCCAATAGACCAGTTAGAGCCTGACCTGCCAAGTAAATCCTTGCAGTCAGGCTTTTTGCTGTAGGAGCTTTACGCTTTTGCTGAGTAAACTTTTTTGCTTCTTTCTCTAAGCTCTCTTTCAATTACCAGCTCCTTGTTTTTGAAATAGGCTTTGTTAAAACCCATCTCCCAATCCCTGTTATCTTTTGTATTAACTTGGTAGGGATTACCCAAGTTACCTCTGAGGAAGGATTGGTATCCTTCGTTAAACGGTTTCATCTTTTGCTTTGATGCTGTATTAGTGCTTCTAAGTACCATCTTGCTTTCTTCAAATCCTCTAGACCATTTTTGTAACGCCAACGATGTAAGTACTTCGCAACGTTGCCCCGATAATAACCGATAAGTTCCTCGTCTGTCAAGATGTCTTTGATGTAATCAATACACTCAATGTTACCTTGACCATAGTGAGGAGGTTGGTTTACGTTATCTGTCATAGTATAATCAACTCCGCTTCTGTGTATGGAATGTGAAAGAACAACTCGCCTGGTCTGATGTATCTACCCTTTGCCTCACCAAGGCTTTCCTTAGTCAACAAGAAGTCTCTGATACGCCAAGCTTGCTTGAGGTCTTTACGAAAGACGTAGAAGTTAAGCACTCCATTCTCACCTTGGTACTTATCAAGTAGACGTTGCTTACGTTCTGGAATACGTATCTCTCTCCAGTGCGTAGGCCAATCACCATCCCAAGCTACCTTTACCTCAGCCTCATTAAAGTAAGTATAACCATGCTTCTGAGATACAACATCTACATTGTAGTTTTCTTCAGTGTTGACTAACACATGCCCCTTCTTAGTGAGGTACTCTGTCAAAGCATCCTTAGCTTGTGAATCGTATGCCTCATACAGTGCTCTATTAAACGCTTTTCTGACTGGCTTGCCCATGTTCTAAATACTCCTTTAGGTCTGTGTACCCACCAATATGAGAACCCGAAGGGCTAAAGATCTGAGGTACTGTGGTAATACTAGAACGTTTTAAAAGATAAAGCAACCACGAACTAGATTTAGATTGGATATTATATTCGGTGTATTGTAGGTTAGCTCCTTTCAACAAAGCCTTAGCTTGATCACAAAAGTTACATTGGTCACGAGTGATCATTACGTACATCTTGTCTCCATTTCAATTCGTACAACAGTTTCTTTTGTTCGTAGTCAGACATGATCATCCAGTCACGTATCTCATCTACGGTTCGTAAACACCCTGCGCAGTATCCATCTTCTATTCGACAGACCTTTACACAGGGTGAAGGTGTAGACCCTACACTAGGTCTACGATTTCGCATGAGTCACCAGAGCAAGCCATAGTTTGCATTGCCACAGTGTTGTCCTCTTGTTCATACTCTGAAAGCTTTGACCAGTCAATAGCCTTTGGCATTAACTTTAAAAGTTCTTTGTACTCACGTTCAGTGCAATCCTGATACGGTGCTTGCTGATAGGTGTGATCAGAGTGTGGTAAGAAGGACACACCAGACATCTCATCAAAGTGTTTGTACACAAAGGCACCCACATCTAACCATTCAGAGTCACGAACTGAGATAGTCACCGATGGTTTATGCTCACACCAGTTACGTTGATAAGCCAACCACATCTCTAACTGTTCGATAGCTGACATGTCGTTACGAGTCACAGCTTTGTTAGGTGACTTCTGAGGGAAGCTAAACACTGTAGTAGTGTCACCCTTAAACACACATGGCTCATGAGGAATGCCTTGATCTTTCATGAACTGAGTAAGAGGATCTTTGTTGTCTCCTCGTACAGTCCTAATGTAAAACCGTGAGTGGCGAGCATGGATACCAGATGCTGAATCCACAAGCTGAGAGACAGTGCCGCTTGGCTTAACGCATGTGATAGCAGCAGATACAGGGATACCAAGACGATTAGCCCACTCAGCATTAGTATCAACAGCCACTTGGCGAAGATGAGCAAGTGTTTCATTGAGTCCTTTGTTCTTTCCAGTCAGCAGAGGGTTGTCCATTATCCCCGTGAGTGACACACCAAGCAGTCGTTCGGCTTCTGTGTTGTCTCTCCACACCTTTCGCAGATATGGAAACTTTGTGTAGGTCGATTGGATAGTACCCAGAATTGTTGCCAGACGGACTTTTCTTTCCAAGTCCTCGATAGTATCTGTAGCACGTACGACACACTCGGTAAGGTTGCAGAACTGATATGGGCGAAGAATGATTTCACTGCAAGGGTTAGTCCCAAACTCGTAATCACTATCACGTCTACCATATTTTGCAGCTTGTTTCTTAGATGCTTCACGATTGAATACTCCTCGTTCTCCTGACTTAGACTCAACCAAAGCTGTCCATTCACGCATGAAAGTTTCTACGTCAGGCTTTTCTGTATAAGATACAGAGTTGTTAGCTAGTGCACGGTGAGCTGCTGTCTCCCACCACTGACCAGACTTAGCATGACGCATACGGTCATCACTTAGATTAGATAGAGAGATCATAGCTGATCGACGTACGCCACCAACCACAACGATCTGTCCAATGAAACACATTAGGTCATGGCACTCAATGCTTGAGAGCTTACGACCTTGTGCATTTTTAAATGTAGACACAGCGAAATTAAACAGTTCAACCAAAGGCGCTGGGCCTGATGCTCTACCGCCAAAGGTTTTTAGTCTTGCACCTGCAGGACGTACACGAGAGACATCCCACTGAGGAATCTCACCAGCCCACAGAAGAGCTAGAACTTGGCGTAAAGCTTTAGCCCAACCTTCCTTGCTGTCTTTTACGACAACTACAGTATCACTCTCAAACAGCTCTGGTACTTCAGGTAGTTTGCTAATGTACTGGCGTTCAACAGAGAAGCCCACACCTGTACCACATAAGAGGATGAACATAGCTTCATCAAAAGACTTAGGGTCATCTACTGGTAAGTACGAGCAGTTATACCCTGCTGTGTTGTCACGTTCTAGTGCAGGACCAGCAGTCATCATAGCTCTCATAGATGGCATGATCTCTAGGTTCAAGATAGCATCGTGTATTTCTTTTTCAACAGCACCCCAATCAAACTCATAAACTTCCTTGCTTACAGGTCCGTCAAAATCATTGTTGGGTAAAGCTTTGTAGACTACCTCATAGATGTATCTGTAGACAGTTTCGTCCCAGTTCTCACGTCCCTTACCATCAAAGTATTTTGCATACCGTGACTTGTGAATGAAGGATTGATAGTCTGTTGGTAATAGGTTACTCATCTCTTATCTCCTGAACCTGATAGTGTACCTCGTGCTTTACGACCGTAGAGTTTCTCTAGGTTTTGAAAAGCAATGTCATGCAAGTCAATATTAAGATCACGGGACAGTGCAGCTAGATACCACAACACGTCACCGATCTCTGCAGCAATACCTTGTCGATCAAAGTTGTTGTCACGAATCATCTTCTTGACTTTGTTTGCAACTTCACCTGCCTCACCTGCTAGACCAAGGGCAGGGTAGAGTATACTATGTGTACTGTTGTAGATAGCAGTCTTAGCTGCTGCCTTTTGGTACTGATCCATAGTCATACGTTCTTTAAAAGCTTCGTTGTAATAATTCCAAGCTTCTAAGTCTGATTCATTCAACATTCTTTACCTCACATTCTTCCACAATTACATCGTCTATATCATATAGACTAGCTTCGATTAGTTCTTTTATCACATCAGAGTTATCCCCAAAGGTCTCAAGAAAATTAGCCTCGGGGTCTACTTTTATTTTTATTGATAGCTCAAACCTCATTCGAAAGACCCCTAGTTATACGCACTAGTGCCATCCATGTCAATTACAATCGGATCAATGCTCTTCATAAAATGCTTCTTCCATTCGTAAGCATCATCGAAGTCCTCGAACCAAAAGTTATCTTCACCAATTACACCATCTATCTCTGTCCTACATACCATAAAATACTTAGATCCATCAGGTGCCATTTCAAGTTCTGCATCAGATACTTCTTCAATAGCTATTGGACCTTCCGTAACTCCCCAGATCTTCACTTCCATTTCCTTAATAACTCCATGTAATGATCTATGCTAATCATAGTGATCCAGTCCTTTCTATCTGCACGAAAGAATACAACTGGTTCTCCTTTGCCATGCTTATTGGCTTGCTCAATATAATCGTAGGCCATCTTCATACCAGACTTCCTACGCTTCACTTCAATGGTAATTGGTAGCTTCTTTCTAGCTGCGGGAGACAGCTGGATGTCTTCTCCAGTGTCTCCCATAGTTGTGGACTTTATGTCATCAGGCTCGAACTCAGGAAAGGTTTCTAATAGCTTGTCCCTGATTTCATTTTGTCCACCACGTCCCTTTGCCTTAGCTGCCCGTGTCATCGAACACCTCTTCTACCTTGGGTTCCTTCTCTACGTGTACTAGATATTCAATACCGTATGAGTACTTGAACATACGTAGGTTAGGCCAGCAAGCTTTCTTGTATTCACAGAACTGACAAGACTTATCTAGCTTTGTGTTAGGACTTGCCTTACTTGCAGGTACAGGTTGAATACGGTCAGTAGGAATGTCACCTGCAACTAACTCTTTAGCTGCTAACATCTCTTCTTCCTTAGTCTTAAGGTCTTCTGTGAAGTCGTGTACATCTAGACAAATCTCACCACTGACTTTATCAATCGCAA